AATGTCCGCTGTTGACAGACACAGAACGTGAGGTATGGTATAAGGTAGGACAAAGAAGTGTAATTAATTATTTACAACAGACTTACGACGACCAACTCGAACAAGATATAGTAACTAAACAAGTACAATAGCCATGTGTTTTTCACAGCCCGACATTCCACCACCGCCACCACCTCCGGCTCCACCCCCACCTCCGCTTCCTACAGCAGAGAAGGCAGTTACTAAAAGAGCTACTCAACCTACTAAGCGTCGTCGTGGTACAGCCCAGGTTACAGCTCGTCGTCGTCCTAGTATCGGAATGGGTGGAGGAAACGGTGGAACGGGTGTACAGCTTTCACAATAATAAATAACAAAGTATATAAATATATATGAGCCTTCGCACACTTGATAAAAAGACGTTGCTCTCATCTGCTACAACTGGAGCAGGGGCGGGTAACGCATTCTCAGTCGAGCGTTCTAAGGGATGGACATTTGTCATCGCTACAGAATCTGCTGGACCTGCAACCATAGACATTGAAGCTTACTTCAGCGATAGCGGAGCGTGGCACGTGATCCACAGTCAATCAGTATCCTCAGAAGGATCGGTTATGATTCGTGATGACCACGGACACTACGAAAAGCTTAGAGCTAATCCGTCCATCACATCAGGAACCCACAGCGTCTACGCTACTGGTACTGTTGACTCTCTATAATGTCGTTAATATTCACAACGCTTGAAAAGCCCAGCAACATCTTAGGGTTGCCTAACAACTTCATACGACCAGCTTTCGAAGAGCTCTACGGATTTGACGCCGAGGAAGTCATAGACGGAGCGATCTTTACGGAAGCAAGTGAACCATTGACAACTGAACAAAACGAAATATTATTATTTGAACCCGCTTAATACTCATGGCTAATAAAAAGATAACAGAGCTTACGGAGCTTACATCACCAGCAGGAGCCGATCTCTTTGCTATTGTTGACGACACCGATACCACAACAAAGAAAGTAACCGTAACCAATTTAATGGGACAAGCTCCCGTACAAAGCGTTAACACAGCAACAGGTGCAGTAGTATTAGAGGCCGATGACATCGACGATGCTTCAACCACCAACAAGTTTGTTACAGCTGCTGACATTACGAACCTTGGTAACTTAAGCGGTACGAATACAGGTGACCAAGACTTGAGCAGCTACTTGCAAAGCGTATCAGCTGGTGATTTAACAGACGGTAACTTTGACGGAACTGCTATTGAAGGATTCGACGCATCGATCAACGATCAAACAGGAACTACCTATACATTAGTAGCTAGTGATAACGGTAAAGTAGTAGTACTTAATAATGCTTCTGCTGTAACTGTCACAGTACCAAGTGGTTTAGGAGCAGGGTTTAATTGTAGCTTCGTACAAAAAGGAGCGGGTGATGTCTCATTCAGTGCTTCGGGAACTACCATTAACAACAGACAGTCTCACACTAAGATCAACGGTCAGTACGGAGTAGCTAGTATAGTTGCTTACGCCGCTGATACCTTTGTTCTTGCTGGCGACACCGCTGCGTAACAGATGTTCGTACTTCCTACATTTGGATTAGGTGTTATCGCCAGTCCTACTCGTGTTGAGTTTGACGACACCTTAACATTCCCCACTATCCAAGTATTCGACAACGAAACAGACTTCATTTCATATACAGACGCACCCGACTACACCATCGTACACGCAAAAGACACCGATAGGTTGTATGTGTGGGATGGTAGTGTTTGGATTGGATACGACAACGATTCAACAGTTTAATAATTAGTTATGAGTACACTTACAACACACACAACAGCAAGTAGAGATAGCCACTCAATCGGGCTTTGTAAATTTAACACAACTACCAACGCTATCGAAGTATCAGACGGCTCAAATAATTGGCAAGTTTACAATCCTGACACAGCAACCGGATGGTCAGGAAGTAATACATACTCATTAAACTTTGACGGTGCGGATGATTACTTAATAGGATCGCCTGTAACTGCATCCGCACAGCAAGGTACAATTTCTGCTTGGATTAAAACATCAGCAAGCGGATCTTCCCAAACTATATTAAACACTTCTGATGCAACCGTTGATAATAAATGGTTGAATTTAAGGGTGGACGGAAGCACTGGTCATCTTCGATTCGTAGCCAATAATGGCGGCACGAATTCAATAACGACAGGAAGTACTGATATAAATACTGGGTCGTGGGTGCATGTAGCTATTACTTGTAATAGTTCTGCTTACAGTCTTTATGTTGATGGATCGCCAGAAACTCTTACGAATAGTAATAATGACGGTACATGGTTTGGAGACTTTTCACTAACTAATTTAAGTATAGGACGGCAAATACGATCAACTATTTCCGCTCTGCCATTCAACGGCAACATAGACGAGGTAGCTGTTTGGGACTCTGCATTAAGTAGCTCCCAGATCAGCACGATCTACAATAGTGGAACACCGAGTGACCTTTCGTCTCTAAGTCCTAAAGCGTGGTGGAGAATGGGCGATGGATTAGAAGCCAACAGCGGTACGACTATCTACGACATGAGTTTATTTAGCAACGACCTGACGATTGAAAACGCAACTGATCCAACTAATACAGCAGGTGCTGTTTACCAATCTGATACTCCATAATTTAAGACGATGAGAACATACTGCATAATAAATTCTTCGGAGGTATCTGGCGTAGACTTTGACCAAGTACTTCAAACTTCTGCTGACACACTCCGCTACTCGGTTGATGGCTCGAAAGCACTACTCAAGTACGAAGGCACACAACCATTCTTTCTGCTCGGTAAGACGGAGTACACACACGAAGAGATACTTACGATCCTTAGTGGTCCTGAGTGGACGAGCGACGACGAAATCTAAACGGTATGCACGAAACAGCCCAAGGGCTATATCACTCGTTGGAAAACCAGCGGTGGTCATTCTTAGACAGAGGACGTACATCTTCTGAGCTTACACTTCCTTATGTCTTACCTCCTGACGGGCACAACTACGCTACTAAGTACTACACACCGTACCAAGGTATCGGAGCTAGAGGAGTATTAAATCTTAGTAGTAAGCTATTGCTTGCACTGTTACCACCTAACGCTCCATTCTTTCGTCTTGTTATAGATCGCTATGAGTTAGACAAAGCAAAGCAAGACCTCGGAGTGGAAGGAGCAGAACAACTACGTACTGACTTAGAGAAGGCATTAGCTGATGTAGAGCGTAGTGTATCACAGGAAGTAGAAGTACAGAACTTCAGGAACGGTATCTTCCAAGCACTCAAGAACTTGCTTGTTACTGGTAACTCGTTGTTATATCTCCCTGATGAGGGTGGTATGAGAGTGTTCAAGCTGGATCGTTATGTAGTGAAGAGAGACCCAATGGGTAACGTTACACACATAGCTATTAAAGAAACTGTAGCTCCTATGATGCTTCCTGAATCCGTAAGAGAGGAAGTATATCGCCAAGAGAAAGAGAACAGTTGTGATTTATACACAGCAGTAGTTAGAGAAGATGACCACTTCAATGTTTACCAAGACGTCAAGGGTATGCTCATCGAAGAAAGTGTGGGTAAGTATCCGATTGAAAAGTCCCCGTGGCTCCCATTACGTTACACCCAGATTGATGGAGAGGACTACGGCAGAGGATTTGTTGAGGAGTACCTCGGAGACCTCAAGTCGTTGGAAGCACTTACAAAAGCGATTGTCGAAGGTAGTGCAGCAGCTGCGAAAGTATTGTTCATGGTCAACCCGAACGGTACAACAAGATCAAGAACTTTAGCAGAAGCACCCAACGGTGCAATCGTACAAGGTAGTGAAGCAGATGTATCGGTGTTACAACTTAATAAGTTCAATGACTTCCGTACTGCTCAAGCTACTATGGCTGGTATAACAGACCGATTAAGCCAAGCATTTTTACTGACATCTGGAGTAGTTAGAGATGCAGAACGAGTAACAGCTGAGGAGATAAGAATGCTCAGTCAAGAGTTAGAAGCTGCATTAGGTGGTCTATACTCTTTGTTATCTCAGGAGCTACAGCTACCCATCGTCAGTCGTTTAATGGATAAGATGTCTAAGAGTAAGAGATTACCTAAGATACCAAAGGACATCGTTAAAC